TGATCTTATTTCCGCCATTGCGTCTATTCCCGAACCGACACAGGAGCAAATCACAGCTGCCGTAAATGCATATTTTGCTGAGCATGGCGTAGCTTTTAACACATCTGCAGAAATACAGGAGGTACTTAAAGGATGAGCGTAGACTTAACAAAAGGCGCAACCGTTGAACTTGTAAAGCGGTTATCTGATGACATCAGAACACAGGCTGACGGCACGAAAGCGGGTAGTGCGGGAGCGGCTGTAAGAAATCAAATTACTGACTTAAAAAACGCTTTTAGCAATGCAAACATTGCGTATTATTCCACTTGGAGGGTGGGCGGCATCATCAATACAAGCGGTGCAGACAACAACGCTAATATTCTTATTAACACATCAGAATTTATTCCCGAAAGTGTCAGTTATATTGCCGTCAATTCTGCCGCACGGTATAGAGTGTTCTTATATGACTATGTAAGCGGAGCATATAGGGGATTTATTACAACCACTGGAGCGCTGAAAACAGATGGAACAGATGAAGCCTATTGTGATGCTCCGATGAACATCGCGGAATTAAGGCTGAAATATCCATCAACAAAGATGAAAGTAGCGTTGACACTTGTCAGCGGTGCGGTGATGACGGTTAATGACAGCAGTTATATTTATCTGCTCTATAATCCATTCATTGAAGATGGAAATAAACTTAACACATATTATACGCCAGATGTTGGTTTAGTTATGGGCGGCATCAATGGAAGCACGGGAGAAGAAACAATTTCGAATGTACGTTTCAGAACTGAGTTTATGAGTCATGCGGATAAAGTGTTCTGTATGCTTGGTTTCTTCTACATCTATGTTTACGGAAAAGATGGAACATTTAAAGGAACATGGAAAGACACAACACATGAAATAACCACAACGGCACATGAAAGTTATTCATATTATGACTTCGCAAATCTTCCTTATGGTTATAACTATAGAATATGTGGAGCGTTTGAAAATTCCAGTCCTGTTATTACTGATGATGATTTTTCAAAGATTTCAATTTTACGGCGTGTCAATCTGAATACTCTTAACAGTAAGTCAGAAAAACTCAAAATTGCAGTATGGAATATTGGTCATTTTTCCGACGGTGCTAATCCAAGCACTAGTATTACTGGAGCGGACTATGAAACCAAAAAAGCAGAATTTAGAAGTTTTCTGAATGATGCGGGCGCTGATATTCTGTTTATACCGGAATATTCCGCGACATTCGCCAATGTGAATAACACAGCAATTTCAGCGAAAGACGCAATTCTTTGTAATTATCTGTATCGGTTCATCGGTTCTCAGATCAGATATTCATGCAATGCCATGTATAGCAATGTGCAGATTCTTGGCTTGTCTGATGTTGATTATGAATGTAATCAGGATGCAGTTATCACTCATACAACATACATTCAGGCAAAAGACTATAGATATATGCATGGCACTTTCAGCATCAGCGGTGAAACTGTTCATATCATCGGTACACACTGCGCATTTGATTTAAATAATGCTGATGTTGAAACAGATCAATATGATGAACTGATTGAACTTTGTAAAGACTGGGAGCATGTTATCATTATTGGCGATATGAACGCCGTCAATGGTTCTTCGGAATTTGATAGATTCATCAACGCAGGTTATACCCTTGCTAATCATGATTACCTTGGAGACATTAACACTTACACAGGTGAGCAGAGTATTACCAACAGGGCAATTGATAATATTATGGTCAAGGGGATTGCCATGACAAAGATAAAGCCATATCAGACCACTTTAAGCGATCATAATATGCTTACCTGTGAATTGTCATTGTATTAAAAGGACACTATAAAACGGAAATTTTGCTATATTACGGAGGTGAGCAAATATGAAATATTATGAGTGTACGGTTATATCACCCAGTGGTAAATGGTGTAGAACGCATCGTGAATTTAAAAATAGAATATGGGCTTACAATATTCTTGAAGCAGAAGGATATAGAGTCGTGTATTTACGGGAAATGGAAGAGTGTTGAAAAGGACACTTTAAGTAAGTAGTTTAAAACTCGGTGGCGGAATAGGTAGACGCTTATTGTTGTAAAGGGTGGCAAGCATCACAACACTAATGATAGCGGCTTATGTAAGGTGCAAATCCTTACCCGAGTTATTCTAGGGTGATTGCGTCCGGTATGACCTAGGCAACATGCCAGACGAAAACGCGTGATAGTCGCTATTTATAGTAACCATGGTTTAACTCCCCTAAACCATTGGGATAGTTTTTACGAGGTGATCCGGTATGAATTATTTATTGACTCGACCGCCGTAGAATAAAAAATCAAAATAAGATCAAAAATACAAATTTGAACAGTAAGAGATTGGAGAGATTGGCTTAAAGCTTGTTTCTCCTTTTTCTTTTTATGGAGGTAACTATGGTCAGGTATATTCGTGATGATGAACTTTATCACCACGGTACTAAGCACATGCGATGGGGTTTTCGTCGTTACCAAAATCCTGATGGAACTTACACTGAAGAAGGTAAGGCAAGAAGACGTGCTCAGTACGAGGCAGCTGGCAAAGGGATTGAACGGTCAATAAAAGGGGAAATTGCAAAAAAGAAAATTAAAGCCGGAGTAGATAAAGCTCTTACGCAGAATGTTAAAGGCGGTAAAGACAAGCCTAATATTTCTCCTGCTGAGAAGGTTACAAAAGACGCACGAAACATTGTAACCGAGACTTCGAATATTGCTCAAACACTTGCTAATCTGAAGCGAATGAGGAATAAGGAAGATATTAGTTCGTTATCTGATGATGAGCTTAGAGCCAGAATTAATCGCTTGAATCTTGAAGTTCAGTACGATAATTTGTCGGCGAAAAGCATACAGAACGGGTTTGATACGGCTTCTGAAATTCTAACCGCTTTTGGATCAGTTGTTGGCATTGTTGGATCGACTGTAGCAATCGCTGCGACGGTTCATAACTGGAATAAGTAATGCTTTCAAACACAGCAACACCGAAGTATTACGGAGCATTTAGAGATGCTGTTTTACGCGGTAATATTTTGGTTAATGAAGAAATTTCCCTTCAAATGAATCTCATTGACGGCTTAATAACAAATCCGAATTTTTATTACGATGATGAGCCAGTTGAACATTTTATAGACTTTTGCGAAAACGAATTAACGTTAACCGATGGAGAAGATCTTCATCTGTTAGACACTTTCAAGTTGTGGGCCGAAGATGTTTTATGTTGGTTTTATTTCGAAGAAAGAGAAGTATTTGTTCCGTATCCAGACGGTAGAGGAGGCCGGACGGTATTAAAGCGAGTTAAACGTCGTTTAAGACAGGAACAATATTTAATTGTTGGTCGAGGCGCTGCAAAGTCTTTGTATGACTCTTGTATGCAAAGCCATTTTCTAGTTAATGATCCACATACAACGTCACAAATTACAACCGCACCAACAATGAGACAGGCAGATGAGATATTGTCTCCGATTCGTACCGCAATTGTTCGATCTAGAGGACCACAGTTTAAATTTATGACTGATGGGTCCATACAAAATACTACTGGAAAAGCATCGACGAAGGTAAAACTTGTATCGACTAAAAAAGGTATAGAGAATAAATTAACAAATTCACTAATCGAGATTAAACCATTAAGTATCGACAAGTTACAGGGTTTAAGATGTAAGATTGCTACTCTTGACGAGTGGCTTTCTGGAGATTTACGTGAAAGCCCAATTACGGCTATTGCCCAAGGCGCAGCTAAAATATTCAACTATCTTATCATCGCAACAAGTTCTGAAGGTACGGTGCGAAATGGTGCTGGCGATTCTGTGAAGATGGAATTAGAGGATATTCTTCACGGTAAGTACGTCAATACACACAAATCTATTTGGTATTACAAGCTTGATGATATTTCAGAAGTGGCCGATCCGACTAAGTGGATTAAAGCAAATCCGAATTTGGGTAAGACTGTTTCTTATGACACTTACCAGCAAGAAGTGGAAAAAGCAGAGCATAATCCGGCGGATAGGAACGATATTATTGCAAAACGTTTTGGTATTCCAATGGAAGGCTTTACCTATTTCTTCACATATGCTGAAACGCAATTACACCCAAAGAGAAGTTATTGGAGAATGCCTTGCGCCCTTGGAGCAGACCTGTCTAGAGGCGATGACTTTTGTGCGTTCACATTCTTATTTCCTCTTCCAAGAGGTGGTTTTGGGGTAAAGACTAGGGATTATATTACAGGTCTTACATTGCGGCGTCTCCCTAGGGCGATGCGTGAAAAGTACAATCGTTTCATTCAAGAAGGTTCCTTGATTATATTTGAGGAAGATACAGTCTTGAACATGATGAAAGTTTATGACGACCTTGACGACTTTATTACTCGTAATGAGTATGATGTCAGAACTTTTGGATACGACCCGTACAATGCTCAGGCTTTTGTTGAGAGATGGTGCACTGAGTATGGACAGTATGGAGTCGAGAAAGTAATCCAGGGAGCGCGAACTGAGTCTGTTCCGCTTGGTGAGCTCAAGACTATGGCTAATGAAAGACTGTTATTTTTTGATGAAGAGCTGATGATGTTCACTATGGAAAACGCAATGGTCATTGAAGATACAAACGGAAATAGAAAACTTATGAAGAAGCGTAACGACCAGAAAATCGATGCTGTTGCCGCAATGATGGACGCTTACGTATCTTATAAGGCATTTCCTGATGCATTTGAATGAGGTAACCTATGCCTACTTATATTTACAAGGACGAACTCTACCATTATGGTATTAGAGGCCAAAAGTGGGGAGTTAAGAACGGACCTCCATACCCTTTGAGCGGCGGCGACTATACGCAGACAGAATGGAAAGCGCTTAAAGCCGAGAGAAAGAAAAAATACAGCCGGTATAATAAAGCTCATTACGATCAGGTCATTAAAGAGGGTACTAGAATGCAGACTCTCGCTAGAGATCCAAATAGAACAAAGAATACTGATATGTTCTATGCTGCATATACGAAAGCGGATAAAGACCGCTATAATGCGATGTTTAATCACAAAACGCCACAGACGCTTTATGACGAGAACGGTAATGAAATTGGAACTGGTAAAACTTACAAATGGAGTATTGAAAATGTCACTAAGTGCAATATTAAGGTCGCATCTAA